GGATACTAGTTGGGAGGATCTAATGGGCGTTCTTGGTGAAACTGAATCTACTAAAACCGAAGAAGTCATTGATCTAGCTGACTTTCTAGAAACAATTTAAAAAGGAGGATTCGAATGGCAGGTGGAACGCCGTTAGGTCAAATGTATATCGAGCTAGGGCTGGACGTGTCGAAGTTCAGCCCTACTCTAAATGGTGCAAAAAATGCTGTAAAGTATTTTCAAAATAATGTCCGTTCTTTGGATAGTACTTTGAAAGGAAATGAAAAAAATGCTAGCTTACTTCAAGCTAAATACAAGACTTTAGGACAAGCTATTGATTCACAACGTAAAGTTTTGGATGAGATGAAGAAAAGTTTTGATAAGCTAGACCCTGGAACAGCTAACTTTGATAAAGCTGCTGCAGATATTCAGCGTGAGAATGCTAAGTTGGCAGCAATGGAAAACCAGCTACGTGGAGTTGAAAAAGCTTTGAAAGATGTTGGTCGCGAAAATAGCTGGGCTGGGAAAATGGACAAGCTAGGAGATACCTTTAAGAGTGGTGGCGAAAAACTCCGTGCAATGGGTGATGCTATGAAGCCTGTATCAACAGCTCTTACTGCTGGTTTTGCCCTGTCAACTAAGAAAGCTATAGACTTTGAAAGTCAAATGAATACGACCAAGTCGCTCCTAGCAGATACTATCCCAACTGCGGATGAACTGAATAGCACCACACAAAAATTGGGTGAGAGTTCGAAAGGTTGGGCGAAGCAGTATGGTATCTCAACATCCTCCATCAATGAGGGAATGCAGGAAATTATCAAAAAAGGGTTTGATGCTAATCAGACTATTGCTGCCATGCCTGCTATCTTAGATGCTGCTAAGGCATCGGGGGATGATTTTAACGTAGTAATGAATGCTTCGACTAACATCTTGCGTCAGTTTGGCCTAGAGGCTAAGGACACGAACCGTGTTACAGATAGCTTGACTTATGTGGCCAACAAGACATCGGCTGGCTTTTCAGATATGGGGCTAGCCATGGAGTATATAGGTCCTGTGGCTCACTCTTTGGGGATGTCTATCGAGGAAACTTCTGCCGCTATTGGTCTTCTTTCTGATAATGGTATTGCTGGGGAAAAGGCTGGTACAGCTTTACGTGGTGCGCTTTCTAAATTGCTCAAGCCTTCTAAATCAAATGCTGCAGCAATGAAAGAGCTTGGTTTTACTGTGGAAGAGTTCCAATCTGGCGCTTTGAAACTCCCTGATATCATTGATCGCATCAAGGAATCAACAAAAGGGTGGACAGATGCTGAGAAATCATCTGCTATTGCTCGTGCCTTTGGTGTTGAAGCTCAAACTGGGATGAATGCCCTTATCAATCAAGGAGGAGATGCGCTACGTAATCTTACCAGGGAAACTGAAAATGCTCGCGGGTATACTAAAAAATTGGCGGATGAGCTGTCTAAATCATCTAAAAATGGAGTAGAGCGATTCAAGTCAAGTTTGGAAGTACTTCAAATCAACATCGGTCAGAAACTCTTGCCTCTACTCACGCCTCTCCTTGAAAAGGCAAATGAGTTTATTGAGTGGTTAGATAAGGCACCCGAAAGTACACAGAAGTTAGTACTTGGGTTTGGTGGTTTCTTAGCTTTGGGGTACCCATTGTTGAATATGTTGGGGAATGCATCAACGGGATTAGGTTATCTCTTTAAAGGCGGTAGTAAGGTTGCGGATCTGTTTTCCAAGGGTTTAAGTCTTGGAAAAGCGGGCAAGGAAGCAGCTGAGCTAGGAACTCAGGTAGCTGAGACTGCTGGAAAAACTGGATTACTCAAGACAGCTTTAGCTGGATTGACGAGTCCTGTTGGGCTTTTAGTCGGAGGTACGGTCCTGCTGGCTGGTGGTCTAGCCTATCTAGCTAACGAGAAAGATAAGGCTCGTATCAAAGCGGAGGAATTTGGTTCCGCCTTAGATGATGTTCAGCGTGGAGAATTGCGAAACTTCCAAAAAACGGTCGATGAAACCAGCACAGCCGTCGCAAACTTTGGAACGCATGCAGGAGATGCTGAGAAAGTCTCTGGAGCCTTTAAAAAACTTTATGATGAGATTGTATCTGGAGCTGAAAAAGCGAATCAGAGAATGCAGGAATTGGCTACAAAATGGGGCCTTTCTGAAGAAGATGTCGCAAGAGCAAAAGAGAAAAATGCTCAGGTGGTCAGTAACACAGAAGCGATGATGAATCAAATCAATGAGATTTATCAACGTCATAATGGTGATGCAAGCAAATTCTCTCAAGAGGAGAAAGAAATCATCCTGAACAATCAGAATGAGATGATTAAGGCGAAACTCTCGATGATGGACTTGTCAGCCGAGCAACAAAAGGCCGCTCTACAAGCTCTAAATGGTGATGTCAGAAGTTTGAACGAAACGCAACTGAAGCATACTAGAGATGTCTTGAAGCAAGCACTTGATGAAGAAAAGAAACTCTACGAGAACTCCAAGAGTGAGCTGAAAGAGTTGTTAGACGGAAAGGCTATTGATCAGGAGACTTACAACAAGAAATTGCAGACTCTAGAAGCCAACCATACTCAAACAATGGAAGCTCTTGGAAACAAGTATTACCAGGTTATGAAAGCTATGGATGAGGAGTGGAAGACTCGAACTCGTTCAAACACTGGAAATAATTACTGGGAAGAAGCTAAGAAAGTTCTAGAAGAATACGGTTTATCCTATGAGGTGATTGGTCAGAAAGCTGCAGAAGCTTCTCAAAAAATGGGCGATTCCCACAGCATTCTTGCTAAATATACTAGTGATATGAGCAAGGAAACAAGGGAAGCAAACGACGCTTGGTCCTTACTAGTCGGGAATATCAATGAAAATGGTAATTTTGAAGTTAAATCGAATGTTAAGGAAGTTATCGGAGAGGCTGCCAAATCTGCGGAAGGTTGGGAACAATTGCAGTTTATCGCTAAGACTGCGGATATCAACTCAAACGCTCGTGTGACTATAGCCGAGGCCCTTGTCGAATCTGGTAAATGGAAAGACATGACTCTCGAAGAGAAACAAGTGATTGTCAAGAACCAAGCTGGGCTACAAGCTATCTTTGATAGTGAAACTCATCTTAAAACATGGAACAGCATGCCAGCGGAAGTTAAAGAACTCCTCATGAAAAATGCCGATGTCATGAACAAGGCAGAGGAAGCTTCAAAGGCTCTATCTAACTATGAATCGCTCACACCAAAACAGAAAGAGTTGCTGGCCAATGATGAGAGTATCCAAAAAGCAGTTGCTCGTTCTACTGATACTTTGACAACCTGGAATGCGACCACACCGTTTACAAAAGATTTGAAGGCAGATCCTACGAATGTTTTGAACAATGGCCAGTTATCTATCGATAAGATTACGGCTTGGAATTTTGCATCTGCTGAGACTAAGTCTCTGGATGCGGTGGATAATACGAGCGCAGCTGTCGGAAGTGCGATTTTGAGTGTTAATTCACCCAAACAAGAAGCTCCTATCAATTTGTTTGCTGCTGACCAAACAGGCGGTGTACGAAATGAGACGAGCGGTGCCATCAATGCTATCAAGCAGTATGATCCAGTGAATATTCTTGCTAAGAATGGTACCGATGGTACTGTTAGTGAGGTCAAAAGCGGTGTAAATGGTATTCAGGATAAAACTGTTACTATCAATGCTCGAGACAATGCTTCTGGTGTTCTTTCAGGTATTAAAAATTGGATTAACAGTGTTACTGGTGATTTCTTTACGAATATCTTTGCGAGCAAGCATGCTCACGGGACCAACTATCACCCTGGTGGTTTAGCTATCGTCAATGATCAAAGGAATAGCAACTATAAAGAGATGGTAACTCTGCCAAATGGTAAGAGTTTCATCCCACAAGGTCGAGATGTCCTACTCCCTCTTCCAAGAGGTTCTAAAGTCTTGCGAGCTGATAAGACCAGACGTTTGATGCGTGAGATGGGTGTTCCGAAATACGCTTCTGGTATCGGGATTCCGAGCGATGCGAAATTCCTCCGTGAAATAGAAGAAGCGCAACGTAATATCACAATTCAGACTACTAGCATCCAAAATGGGCAAGATACAGATAAAGTCGTGTCTGAGATGAGGATTCTGAGAGCAAGTTTAGAAAAATTGCTTACTGCTATCCTTAACAAGGACTCCAATACTTATATGGACAGTTCAAAAGTTACGGATATTGTTACTAAAACTCAGAAAGAGCGAGAGAAAATGCTACTAAGAATGAAAGGGGTGATTGAATGAGCGAAGTGACTATGCGTTTTAATAAAACAGATTTACGAGAGCTTATTGAAATCCATGACATCCAACGAGATATTGGAAACAATCGCTCTATATCTATCGACCATGCCCCAAGAATTGGCGTGAATGTTCAGCAACAAATTATTGATGAAAAATATATCAAGGTAGACTTTTCCATCTGGTCTGAAGACAGAAATACCCTCAAGCATAAGCTTGCGGGTATTTTTAATGTTGACGGCGCTAAAAAGCTTATCTTCTCAGATGAGCCTGACAAATACTATCTGGCTATGCCGATTGAAAGCATTTCGATGCAGGAGACGAACGGGCGACGGTCAATCGGTTCAATAAAATTCATCATTCCAGATGGTGTAGCCCATAGCTCAGCTTATAAGGATTTTAATAGCGAAGCAAACGCTAAAGGAACGCTAGATAAACTAGTATTTGACCTCACAAACAATGGTACAGTTGAGGCATTTCCAATTATCCGAGTTAAGCACAATGCTGAAAATGGTTATATTGGCCTTGTCAATAATAATACAGCTTTTGAGCTTGGAAATCGTGAAGAGGCTGATACTGGGATTGTTAAAAAATCCGAGGTCTTGCTGGATTTTAGAGGCGATAAGATTTCAGATGCGTTCAATAGAGCGGTTAAAAATAGGGCTATCACAAATGATAACGGTGAGACAGTGACTGGGGCATCTGAATTGACTACATTGTGGGACAAGAAGCACATCAGACTACGAGATCAAACTATTCAAGGTCGCTACGGGAACTATGCAACAGGATTATCATGGGATATTCCAGTAGATACAGCAGGTGAAAGCGGCTCACTCAATGACTATCTATTCTGTAAGCAAGTTTTTCAAGCAGAGTCAGCAATTCAATATGGTTTTATCAAAATAACTGTATCAGATACAAGCGGTCAATTCTTGTATGGCGTTGAGACATTTAAGCGCTCTAAAGGACAAGAATGCGAATTTAATATCTTTGGTTCAGATGGTAAAGGTAAATATAACTTTCTAAAACTTCTAAATTTCACAGGTACATCCGACAATATCTCAAATCCGTTTAGTAAAGATAGAGGGCAATTTGAGATTAAGCGTAATGATAGCACAGTACAGGTTTATTACAATGGCTCAAATTACAACTT